TTAAAGACTTTCCAATTTGATCTTATAGTATATGACGGATATTAACAAATTTTAATACCGATGTCCCAAACAACCTCGTTCTTAACACCGGTCCAAGTTGCCGCCTCCCCGGCTGACGTTGCTGCTTCCTCTGCTGAAGTCGCAGCCTGCTCTGCATACTCCTGGCATTGTTGCTTTATTTCTTCTAATTGCTCGGCAGTTGCATAATCCTCACCGGCGATAGCAATAGCAAAAGCACCATCAGCAACAATCTTGGCCATCCCTGTACCAAGTTCTTCTAAAACCTGTGCTTCAGGTAAATTAGTATTTGGTGTCCTGATTATGTAAGTGGCATCACTTGGAGCTGCGTGGCTTGTAATATCGATAAACGATAGAATACCGGTGCCGTTTGTTGCTATTACCTGCCCGTTAGTTCCATCCTGCAGCGGTAATCTCCAGATGGTGTTTTGAGTTAAATTACCGGCAATAAAACCTACATAATAATCATTAGAAGGATTACTCCACTTTAACCTATTAGTAATAATATCTTCAGTATTAGTGATGCTCGCAGAGTTAATACCGGTTGCATATATTGTATAAAGCTCAGCAGTCCCGCCGGTAATAACAGGAGACAAAATACTTTCAAAACCAGCTTCTTTTGCATATAAATAGTTAATTGGAGTAAGTCCTTCACCTCTATTAGCTAGTGCTAGGAAAGCCGCCTTTTCTCTATCAAACCCAGGATTAAAATTATTAGCCATTACTTTAGAACTTAATTTGATGTAATGAGTCTAAACGCTCTTGTGCGTCTATGTTACTAACACTCTGACCGGCAAAATCAGGTAAAACAGGGGGTATATCATCACTTGTAAAGTTGATATTTTCTAAAATAACAGGAGAACTGTTGCCCACTGCCTCAGGACCTTGTGGCGTCTCTATCCCAAAGGGACGAGGATTCTGCAGGGCTTTTGGATCACCCTTTATTTGTGGTGGCCTATTTTGCTGGTTTGGTTCATCAACAAAAGGACGTCCTACTATTGCTCCCGTCCAGACCAAATCATTCCCGCGCCATTCATACTGTTTTACCAAGTCAGATTTGCTAAATAGAAATCCTGAATAATCACAAACACCTACGGGCTCAAGGCTATTTTTTCTGACAAATCTTCCACGCCCTGTATTTATTAGATGTCTTTTTAGATCAATCACTATATACCTCCAGAGTAAGAGGTACTTCCGTCGTATTATTAATTACGGCATTAGCTAGACTTTCCTGATACTTGGCTCTTAAACCTTCAATCTTTTCAGGAGCGTATTGCTCTGCTAGCATTTCTGCTGTTCCATATATTAGAGGAGTATAAAAATATGGTGGGATATCTACGCTTTGCGTATAATTCTCTAGCGTTTCTATACTGCTTTGACCGCTATACATTATTAAATTATACATGAGAGCGGGAGTCTGCCATATATACAGAGATGGAGTCCTCTGGTAATCAACGTAGTAAATGGTAGGTCTACCGATTTGCGATTTATTGGGATAGGTTAAATATTCATATCTGGATACCTCGCTCATGGTAGTATCTTGTATCTGATTGTTAAAATAAACTTCCGAGATATCAAGGGTAGCTCCTCCTGTTTCCTGTATCTGATAATAGGGACACAAGGCTAAATTATCTTCCAGCAGAAACCACTGCGTAATACCTTTTTTATATAATGTTTTAGGAATGGCCTTAACATAATAAATCGTCTGATAATCTGTGCTTTGACCGGAAAATGTTAAGCTATACTCCCTATCTACATTTGATTGTACACCTAGAATTTTGATTACTTGGGGAGTAGAATAAGCATAACCTATCAAGCCGTTTACTTGGTCTTGAGTACAAGCAGTATTAGGATTACCGTCAAAAGCATAAGCTGCCACTCCTCCATATCCTCCATTGTTCGGTACTCCACCAAAATTCTGTCTTACGTTGCCTCGCAAGAATACTTGAAATACTTTAGTAATGTTGCTTGGCAAAGGGTAGGATACTTGCCCTGGAGTTAAGAAAACAGGATTTAGTTTTAATGTCCATAAGTTGACATTGGAGTTAGTCCAATCGCTTAAAATAAAATTAATAATATTAAGTGCTGAATTATATTGCTCGGCAGTTATCATGCTCAGAGGCATGCCGATTAACTCATAAGCCTTTCTGATAATCAGCTCTCCTTTTATGCTATTAAAACTATAACTTCCACTGGTTGCTGGCATTTTATCTTCCTCTTTAACTTACAATTGCAGGAATTGGCATTTTAGAACCGAGCCATTATTATTAGGGCCAATTTTAATGAGTAAGTTGGAAGCTAAAGAATTATACTGTAGTAATGCAGATGTCGTAGCAGCAGCGGCCGCCGCTGCAAAATTACCGTTAGCAGCCGACGTTAAATCATCGTATTTGCCCATGCCTAAATTATTCTTTAGCGATAAAAATACCTGATAAGTAGCAGGATTAGCCGTTGCTGCTACGATATTTAAGGCATAGCTTATAGAAGAAGTATTGGTCTTAGCGGTATTTAATAGAATCATTGGAAAATACCCAAGCGCTGCTACGCCGGCTTGAACGGTAGAACCTGTAGTGCCGGTTGGAATTATCTGCACCACACTATCAAAGCAGTTGACACTTGTAACTGTTGTGTTATTTGGTCCAGTTAAGGTTTCACTAATAAAAACCCCATTCTGATAACCGATAATAAGAAAATTAATCCCAGAAAGATTAGCAGCTGAATTAAGCGTAATTCTTGGAACAATGCCAAAATCATCAACAAAGTTAACTGTTTTTATGGTTTTGTTAACATAAGAACCGTTTAACAGCAGCGGAGTATTTGCAGTTAGTCCTTGGAAGAGTGATATTCCATTTGCTACGGGAGCCGGCCAATTATATTCATAAAATTGAGACATAATTTTTCCTGATTTTAATTTTCTTAATTAACCTTTAAGCAGTTGATCCTGTTGAGCCAATTACACCAAGAGGAGTAAACATACCAAAAGAATAACGACCTGATGCAAGCACTGACATGGTTTCAGTTACAGGATCGGTTGTAACATTTACTTTAAGAGGCCGTCTTACGAAATGCTTACGAGTTCCCTTAACGTTAGTTAATCCAAACCAGTTGCTAGGACTTGTTAAGAAATGGCTTACTTCATAACCTTGCGGAATAGCCTTCATGTTATAAAGTGCATTTACGTCGTTATTAGCCGTTCCTGTTCTAAATACAGATTCAAGCAACCTGCAACCTGAGAACATTAAGTCTTGTGGAAGTAACAATCTCTCAATTTGAGCATTAATTAGCAGTCCTGCTTGATCTTTCATTTTACCCGCTAGTATTACCGCCTGTTCAACGCCTGCTTCACTAAAGTCAACATTAACATTAACGCCGTTATATGCCCCGACGCGGTTAGAATAAACACCGCCGTCGTAAGGCTGAGAACCGGAGCAAAGAGGTTGTCCATTGGCTTGAGCTGCTGCTACGTTAAACGCCTGGTTAAAAGGATTCATTGCTACTACTTCTCTGGTTTGTTCATAGGAAGTAGTAAGCGATTTAGTCCCATTAAAGAACTGATCGGCATAAAGATCATCTTCCATGGCAATATTGGTAATCTGAAAACCGAGGGCAAATTCCCGGTGGACAAATTCATAAATAAACCTCTCAGCCATGCTATCCATTTTAATAGGAGCACCTTGAGTTTTCTCAAGAGCGTAACCTGTTCCTCTAATATCAACCATCCTTTCGGTATGTTTGACAGAATTAGCCTGTTCATAGATTTTGGTATATTCCCCCTTAAACCGATCATACTGAGATTTTACCTCATAAAGACCCGGCCAAAGCAGACTTGGAATATCACCGGTTGTTATAATAGACATAATTAATTACCTTTATTTTTAGTGTTAGTTTTCTTTACTGATCCTGTTTTATAACAGGCATTTTTTCCTTCTACTTCTATGCTCCGGCTGTTGGTCCTGCTACGCCGCTTGATCCATACATGTGCTTGTTAAACTTAACTAGTAGGTTAGTAAACGGCATATTTACCCCAGGGACTAATCCTGTAGGATTGCTATTTCCGGTAATGACTGGATCAATGCCAATAATTTTTACGTCTAAAGTAGCTGTAGTAGCTGAGTAAGTTGAGCCATCGAGATAGTAAACAGAGCCATATATATTACTACCGGTACGTGGATTTTGACCACCTGCGATAGCAGTAGCATCCGTGAAGGTTATTCCTGCCACTGATAAACTGGCATTAAGACCAAGCCCGGTTGCTAAAAAAGTAATTCCTGTAGCAGCTGCTAGAGAACTTGATACCTGCACTCTAAATACTGCCATTGGATCATCATTAACATATGCAATAATAGGTGTGCCGGCTTTTACCGCTCTACCACCGGGCCAGTAATCAGACTCTACAAGTATACCGGTATTTGCGTCAGTATAAGCACAGCTTATGAACACCCCAAGGAAAGCGTCAGCATCTGCCGTTGCAACAGCTTGCACCTGTGTTCCGTTTGTTGGAGCTGATAACTTTTGTGGTGCTATCGTTCCTGCCATGACAGCAAGGCCTGGAGCACTTACAAATTTAATGGGATCACCCTGAAAAATACTGTTTGGCTGTGTAGTTAAGCCATCAGCGGATGCATAAATAAAGTATTGACCTAGTTTTTGTGTTCCTCCGTTTCCTATTTGAGACTGAACCACTTCCAAACCATAAGGTCTATTAATGCCGTTAGACATAATTTCCTCATATATTGTTAATTATTAAAAAACGTAAATATTTTAAATTTAAAAAAAGATAAGCTAATTCAAGCTTTTAAAGACCTTTTAACGTCTAGTTATGACGATAAACTTTTATTCTAGATAAGTTTCAAAACTAGCCTTTTTGTGTCTTGCGATGACAGAGGTAGCTTTTTTAGAAAAGATTTAGCTACAAACTACGACCTTTTTTAGTCTAGTCATGACTTTTTTTCTATCTAATTATATTATAGCAAAAAGACTGCCACTTTTGCAAATCGCACTACTATTTAGAGTTAGTTTACGACATCCTCTAAACCTTCAGCTAATATTGTTTCTAATTTTTCTTCTTTTAATTTTTTAAGTATTTGCTTCCATTTTGCTAAATCAATACTAAACACTCCATTTTGATCGGTTCGCAATTGTTTTTTTATAATTGGATGTCCAAGTGCTAGTCTAACTAACCTAATTAATAAAAACTTATCCTTATTTAACAATAAATGCTCTAATTTGGTTTTCACTTCTTCTTCGGAAGCTGTCCCTAAAATAAAATCTTCAATAAAACCCTTGGTAAACCTTAAAATAATCTTGTAATCTTTCTCAATATCTAAAGAAACTTTAACTTCTGCATAACCCTCTGAGTGTAAAAATATTTCTTCTATTTGATATTCATACATAACATATTCTCTCGATTAAATTCTTTAAAAATTAACTACCAAATACCACGACGGATACGCCATCAAGTACAGGTAGTAAGTTACCAAGCGTATCGGTTGCAAAAATGATGACCTCCGTCGCCGACCTAGACCTAAAGAACACCTGAAACGGCGCTATGACTTCCGTTCCTCGGCTAAGTGCCGTTAATACAGCATAATTACCGTCAGGAAAAGGAGTAGCAAACGTTATAACATATGACCCTTGCGTTCCGCTAACCGAGGCTATATTAAAGCTGCTCTCTATCTGGATATTGTTACTTGGAGCATTATTATCATAAAAGAAACAATAAGCTTTAGCAGTAGCAGGATTTATAATCTTCCCCGGTACGCTCATATTACCGACATTATCAATTTGAGTACTATTTAAATTAATTACCCCATCATCTACAGTAGCCAGGTTAATATCCTGATCTCCAATGGCCGTAGTAATGGTATTTACCGAGATCAAGAGATTACCGACATTAATACTGGATAATCCAACTAGAGAATCGGCTAAATTAATAATTACGTCGTTTGTTTCCCCATCACCGCTTTGCACATTTATATTAGAGCCGCCTCCTATCTTTCGAGTTACAAAACTTAATGGAGTATTACCGGTTATTACTAAAAACCCATTCTGTACCTGAGTAGCTAGATTGTTTAAATTATTTAACGAATCGGCAATTTTAAAAATGATGTTACCGGTCGGAGGAGTAACAGTTGAATTTGTAATCTGTAAGCTGTTATTCCGGCTTTCCGTAGAAAAGCTTACTATACCGCTACTACCGCCCCCAAAAGGTATTACCTGCCATACTCCCGCACTGGTTAAATTCTCAGTTAGATATATCTGTATTACTTCCCCTGGAATAATTACGTTAGTTAACGGCGTTCCGTCATTATATAAGAGAGTAAAGTCTTTTTGCCCGACATTATTAAACAACAAGGTAGTACCGGTTTCTACAGTATTGGCAGGCGGCAAAGTAATTGTATATGCATCATTTTCAGAAATCACATTATTAATATCGCTGGCGATTTCTCCTTCAGTGCGGGGATAAGGCCATGATAGTTTAATGTCGCTATTTAGTATGATTTTAGAATAAGACATAATATCCTACATTGCCCTGTCTGAAAACGGCATGACCGGATTATAGATGTCCGTTTGTACTTTCTGCAAAGTATCACGCATTACTCTTATAGCTTTGTTTTCGTAATATTCCTGCTCTTTAATCCCGTAGCGTTCATCACGTGCTAAAACAATAGTATCACCGGTAGTAATACAATCATTTTCCGATCTTAAGTCCCCTCTATAAGTA